ATTGAGAAGACATTGATTGATCTTGATAAAAGAATCAACGGGTCTTTGAAATCAATAGAGAAGCATATGGACGATGGCATACGATGGCGTATAGCTATTATGGGTGTTTCAGCTATATTAGTTGTTCAGTTTGTAGGTTTCATTATATTCTTCAGTAGGGTAGCAACACGTGTTGAGATAAATACTGAAAGGGTTTATCAACTTGAATGTTTGCATCCGAGATTGGATTATAAATGAAACCTATGTGTTGGGTTCGTGATTTTTACGACGACCTGACAGAACAATGGTATGTAGAGTATTGTTGTAAAGCATGGAGAAGAAAAGAAGGATATACCATAGTTAAGTTAAAGTCATCTCACGCTCCAGAATGTTTCAAGTTGTGCGAGGAGGAGGAAAAATGAGTAAGATTATAATGTGGGTATTAATGAACGGTGCTACAGTTTTAGGTATAGTTCAGTCTGTTATAAAGGTTGTTAAAGAACTTCTTACAGGTGTAGTCAACTTGTTATCAATATTCATGCCTATAAGTAAGGCTGAAAGTTTAGTTATGTCAGTCAGGAACTTCGTAAACATAATTGATGGTTGGGTTGAAAAGGTCAAAGGTTACTTAATTCCGAAAATATAATGGCTGATTCTGAACCTTTTTCTTGGGGTAAGTGGTTTAGCGGATTCTTTAGTGCCGTTTCCAACGGCAAAGATTTGAAGACACTTATCTTCATAGGTTTTCTTATACTTGCTGGTTTCACAATATATCGTGCTTATTTTGTGAAGAATCAACAGCAAACACAACATACAGCTACGACAGTTACGGCACAGTCTGGATCTCATGTCGTTGTAGAAGGCCCAAAGCAAGAGATGAAAGGCGATGAAAAGAATTGGGAAGTTGGTGTGTTCGGTGGTGCTAATACGGATCATGAAGCCTTCGGAGGCTTGATAGTTCTAAGGAGATTCTGATGGATTCCAACGCTATTCACTTTGGCAGAAACAGGGATCTCGGGCCTTATAAAGATGATCACTATGTTCGATGTGATCACTGTGGCTGGATCTTAAATACAGATCGTCATCCATCCAGCCCTGAAGGATCTAAGGCGGGTGACGGGATAGTTCAAGTTGATCAAATTACCGGGACAAGAACCATAAAAGATCCCGTTGTCGCATCCGGCTGTCCGCAGTGTGGGTGCCTTATATACAGGAGGTAGCATGATAAGATCAGCGATAAGAGCATTGAGTAGGAAAAGGTTGTATGAAGTGTCTGCTGCCTTCTGGACTGACGCCGAACTGAATACGTGGATAGATAACGGATGTGACGATATAGCCTTCAGAACCAAGTGTATTCGTGACAACGGTAAGATGACTACCGTATCAGGAACTCAAGAATACACCTTGAGCACTACGTTTCCAACTCTAAACACAGTTCTTGAGGTCTATTATCTTAAAGGCGGAACGACGTGGGAGAAGCTTGATTCAACAACCAGAGAAGAATTAAACAAGACAGATCGTGGTTGGAAGAGTGCGTTGGCAGGTACTCCTGATAGGTATTATTGGGATCGTGAGGAAGATATAATTGCTTTCTATCCCAAGCCTGACACTACCAACGCTGGTACGGATTACGCTGAGGTTTACTATGGAGTCAAGCACACACCTATAGCCGCAGATGATTCAGCCATAGATATTCCTTATCAACTGCATTTGGCCGTTATAGAGTTCGTTGTGGCCACAGGGTTAGATACAAGGGGCTGGGGTGATAAGTCTAATGACGCTTGGCAGAAGTATTATACTAAGGTTCATGAGTATATGGTCGAGCGTAACCGTGAACGTGAAGACGACGACATCGTTATGAAGTCGTATAAGAACATATGAGGACATTATGAGTTTAACACCGAACATTACTCCATGGCGTATTAAGACAATACCCGGCATGAACACGAAGCTTGAAGACCTTGAGCTTCAGACAAACTGGGTTGAGAAGGCTCAGAACTGCCGGTTTGAGGAGAAGACAGGAACTACGGTGAAGCGTAAGCCTATATCCTATTTTAATTCAACCAAGATAGGAACTGACCCCATTGTCGGCCTCTATAGGTACTATACGTCAAATGGAACGACCTTATTCGTTTCCGCTGCTGGAACAGGAGTTTACGTTGGCAACGATCCGACAGGTACATTCACCCAGATCAGGACTCTGAACAACAGCGGTAAGCATTGTTCCTTCATTGTCTATAATGACCTCATTATGGGCTTTAACGGCTACGATCACCCATTTGTCTACGATGGCTCTACAGACAACGTAACTTGGGAGTTAAGCTCCTGCAAGGCCAAGGTTGGCTCAGGAACGGGCATTACAGGCACTAATATCGTTTATACCATCACCTATGATACCGATGCCATAGTTACGGGTGCTTTGTCAAATGCGGTGACTGTAACCAATCAAGACGTAGAATTGACCAACATACCTCTTGGCCCTGTAGGGTGCGAGAATAGGAAGATCTATCGTAAGTCTGATGAAACGGCAGGAGATTACAGGCTTGTGGCGACCTTGCCAGATAACACAACAACTACCTATACTGATACTGATGCTGACGTTTCCGGTGAAGATAATCGACCTGTAGTGACAGATGAGTTTCCTAAAGGGAATATACCTGTCATGTTCAGGGAACGTTTGTTCTTGGCTGGAGATCCTAACAACCCTAACACGGTCTATTATTCCTATCCATTTCTTCCTCATATCATGCTTCAGATAACAGGCCCGGATACTCTTGAAGTGGCTCCTGATGACGGTGACGAGATCACCGGCTTGGCTGTCTATGGTGGGTTTATGACCTGTATCAAGAAGAATAACATCAGACAAATGTACGTAGCTGGCCCTGATTCTTCATGGTACGCTCAAGATCCACTTACAAATATAGGAACTCCCGCTCCATGGTCAGTTGTGACTACGATGAACGGTATCGTGTTCTTAGGGTGGAACCACTGGTATATCTGTAACGGTCAGACTGTTCAGCTTATCATTGATGAGTTTGACACCGCTGACATACTCCCGGCTCATTACGCTGATACGGTTTCTTATTATCATGAGGATCATATCCTGGCGGCCTACACAGATACAACATTGGCAACGCAGTACCATAACCGTGTCATGAGATATAACACAAAGCGTTTAAAACTATCTTACGATACTATCAACGCTAACTGCTTCGCTGCTAAACGTGGAGGCGATGAGACAGGTGAGCTCTACTACGGATCAAGCATTGAAGGATATGTCTTCAAAGGTTCCAATGAAGAGCTGACATATCGTTTGAATACGAAGACTCAGGTAAAGAGTGGAACGTCATCCGATGTTTTTATAGGAGGAACTGAATCATCTCCTTATATTGAGATAGGAAGCGTTGTTACAGCTTCATCGATACCTAATAACATCTGTATCTTTTGGGATAACGTTCATGAAGTTCCTGGTTCAGGATGGACTGAAATTACAACGTTTTCTGGAAGTCTTATTAAGATAGATACAACTTATGGAAGTGCTACTGGTTCAGCTACGCATACGCATAGTGTTATCAACGGGTTGTTCGAATCAACGACTCCAGGAAGTGCACCTCATGGAAAGACAGGTACGCCCGGTGACGAATGGGTTCATACTCACACGATAACAGAACCAACGGTTTCAGATGAAGCCGGATTTCCGAGACATTTCAAGACGAGAGTGTTCTATAAGAACCCTACGACCGTTGAATATAAGTTCCCCGTAGGTGCTATCGTTCTTTGGGATCAATCTGTTCCTCCCGATGGATGGCAGAATGTAACAGATATCTATTCAAGCATTTCAGAATACTACGTCAGGATAGGAACAGCAGATCTGTTTATAGCTGCCAGTCCTTCCCACAAACATACTCTTTCCGGAACAAGCTCTACGATGGTAGGAGGTCATGTTGCTTCTACGATGTCAACAGACGCAGGTGGAACAACAAATATGGCATTGAATCATACTCACAGTTTTGATCTTAGGATTGATTCCAACGCCATGGCTGATTGGGAATTGGATTATGTGAAGTTCAATATGATAAAGAAGATAAGTTCAGAAGAAAACACTTGGGATGGCCATGCTTACTATGCTTATTGCTTATACACGGGTGTGAGCGATCCGGGTAACGATTGGACGATTGATTCTACTTATGCCGGTAAATACTTAAAGATAGGGCCTGATTCTCCAACCACAGGGGCAGCTCAGAACGGTACCCACACCCACGAACTCTCGAACACCATATCTGGTTCATCGACTCCTTGGGGCGGCGGTGATGATTATGATGCTACTGATGCTGTTCATACTCACAATGTAACAGCTACGTTTGGTGATACTAATCCTGATCCCTTGGCTGTAACTTTTAGGATAGTCAAGAAGATACTTGGAAAATGCCAGGATTATAATAGTGCTATCGCTGATAACAGTATTACATCAGGCACTTGGACTTCGTCTTCTATGCAGGTGAACGCCACATCTCTCGGGAGATTGTTCTGGAACGAGAGCGTTGAAGTTGGAGATGACGTTCATCTACACTTCAGGGCGGGTACAACTCAGGGAGCTTGTGAAGGTTCTGCGTGGTCGACAGCTATAGAGAACACCAACGGTGTCGACTTAGCTACTTATATAACAGCGAATACATGGGTTCAGTTCATGATTCAATTTAACTGCGTTGATAGCATAGTGGCTAACCCAAGGGTTTATTTCGCAGACGGCTACCTTGTTAAGTTCTTGTATTCTCAATCGGCTATATTGGCAGAAGATTCTGTTGAATTCATCTACAGCGTTGGTTATCGAAACTTCGATATGCCTATGGTAGACAAGGTTCACAAGAAGATCGGGACTATCCACGAAGGTTCTTATGGTTCTTTCAAGGTTATGTGGGAGACTGAATTGAACTCAAACGAGTTCGTAATATCTCTCGCCGATAATCCCAAGAAATGGAACTCGTTCTTCCACGATACGGCCTACGGAGAAAAGATGGATATCACGATCTATAAGAATGACTTGTATGATTTTACATTAAAAGAACTCAACGGTTTATTTGTTGCTCAACCAATGTTAATCTAATGGCTATCCAAAAATCACAGAGATTATTCAGCGTAGATGGTTTAACGGTCGTGTACATGGAAGGGCCAATCGGTACATTTCCAACGGCTGATGACTTTACCGAACTTTCAAAGAGTGATACCAA